GCTAAAAAAGGGATTATTCAGTATACCTTTGATGAATATTCTATGCAGTCGTTACACAGACAAGAAGCTTATTTTAGTATTTACAAAGGCGATAATTTAATTGGCTCAACGCAGAATTTCTCTTATTTTGTGGTGAATGCCGCTTCGAAAACAGAAGGGGAGATGGGTTCTTATTGGCAATCCGTCGAAGATTTAATCGCAGACATGACCGCCTTTATCAACGAAAATAAGGGCGATTTTACTGATTGGATGAATGCCAGAAAAGATGAGTTCGAAGCGTGGCGAGATGCGCAAAAAACAGATTTCACTTCATGGTTCGAATCAATCAAAGATATTTTAAAAACTGTTGATCCAGGAGGAACAATGCTAGCTGAATTAATGGATGCACGTGTAGACATACAAGGAGTGCGCCACAATTCAATTTCAGAGCGTTTATTGGCTGATATGGATTATTTGTATCAGAAATTAGAAAAACGTTTGTCTACGTTAGAATATGGCGAAATAAGTGACTTGGTTATTTTACAAGATGATGCTTTTTCGCTGAATCATGAAACAGAAATTGTTGGAACAGTTGATTATCCTGTGACTGATGGGGCGTTGGTCATCGCAACAATTGATGATACGAAACAGAATACTTATATGTTTGAAAAAGTGGGTGAAATAAGTGGTTAAAGTAAAACGAATGATGGAAACCGATGAAAATGGCGTGCAACGTCAGTTTCATCCTATTACACATGCATCCGCTGTTCGAGGATTAGAAAAAATTATTGCAGGTCAATCAAAAGTATTGTCTGTTAATGGAAAGACTGGGGCGGTAATTATCACACGCGCAGACTTAGATTTGCCTAGCGATGGTGTGATGATTTCACAACAAGAGTATGACAAAATACTAAAAATCCTAGCCGATTATGAAGCTGGAGAACTAGGTGGTTCTGGTGTTGAGTTTGAAAAAGTAAAAGGAGATGAAGAATTAAATGCCTGATTTATACGTAATGAAAAAAGATGGCGTAGCTATTGATGTACAGACTAGTACAGCTGGCGTTGTTGGATTGAATGAATTTGTTGATGGAAAGATTAGTGGTACTGGAGCAGGGACTGTTTCGTCTGTAAATGGTCATACAGGTGAAGTTGCTTTAACTGCTTCAGATGTAAAAGCGTTGCCTGACACAACCATCATTCCAACACTTCCTGGCAATGCTACTGCTGAAAAAGATGGTTTAATGTCTAAAATGGATAAGGAAAAACTGGATGCATTACCAGTTTTTACATTTGAAAAGGTAGGTGACGCATAATGGCGGATATCGTTCAGTTAAAAGAAAATGGTAATGCGAAATATATGAAAACACACGTTGATGGGTTGGATGGAATTGACGGAAAACTTGTTAAAGCGACTGGAAATGAAACAATTTTAGGAACAAAGAATTTTCAAGATGGTTTACAGTTTAAAGGGTTAACTGTCCAAGCTGGCATGATTGAGCGTGCAATAACAATGGCTGATAGAAATGATACAACAAATATCACAGATGTAAACGGAAAATTGACTCGAATTGGAAATATAGTTTTTTTAACCTTTAACTTTAAATGTGATAATTGGCCTACAGGAACTGAAACACGTTGGATCATTACTATTCCGAAAGGTTATAAACGTGATCAAGGGTATCCTGCACAGACAGCACTTTCGCTTGTTAGGAACGCAAATCAACCAGCCGATGCCCGTGCTTATATTGATCAATCAAGTGTTGTGCAAGTAAAGTCTGGTAACGGAAGTTCTTACGTGTCAGGAATGTGGATAACACCAGATGCGTGGCCAGTATAGTATAAGGAGGAAATTGCAAATGAAAGTAATATACAAAGTATTATATCCAATGGGGTTTGAAAAACACGAAGTGGAGGATAATTTTCCAACGTCTTTACCTTTTGTAGAGATTGAACCGCTTGGAGGTTTGGGCAATGAACAGTCACAATTCTTTAATTTTTCAGAACAAAAATGGGAAGAAGCAGTCACGCAAGATTATTCTAAAAAATTAAACTTATTAGAAAATCTTGCGAATAGCTTAGAAGTTTCAAATAGCGAGTTAAAACAAGCAAATGAAAAACTAACTGCTAAAGCAGAATCGCTTGCACAAATCAATTCTAAGACTATGCTTACGTCGCTTCAAAATACTAAAGAAATTGATGCGATTAAAGAGCAAATCGGAGGTGCAAAATAATGTATTCATATGATGACATTAAACTGATGTACGACTGGGGCTTTTTCACGCCTGAACAAGTATCAGAATTTGTACCTAGTTGTATTACAGAAGAGGAATTTACTAAAATGACAGGGAAACCGTTTAGCGAAAGCTAGACGGTTTTATTGTAAGTAGAAAGTAGGTGCAGGATGAACTTAACACTAGAACAATGGTTAGCGCTGATTACATTTTTAGGCGGAATTATCTTCGCATTAATGAAATTCTATCATGTCTTCTCTCAATTAGAAGATAGCATGAAAGAACTAAAACAGGCTGTTGACCGATTAAATAACCATGAAGTGCGTATTAGTCGATTGGAAGAACAAAATAAAACCCTCTTTCGAGGAATTGGAGGAAATAAAAATGATTGATTGGAAATCAAGAATAAAAAACAAACAATTCTGGTTGTCTCTTATTCCTGCAATTTTGCTACTTATTCAAGTAGTTGCAGTCCCTTTTGGGTATAAATTTCAAATTGATGTGATTAATCAGCAGCTGTTAGATGTTGTCAATGCAGTGTTTGTTGTATTAACTATTTTAGGAATTGTGACAGACCATACAACGCCTGGATTATCAGATAGAAAAGGAGACAAATAAATGAAAAAGAAAATTTTAGTTGGAGCGCTTGTCGCTCTATTTTTTATGCCTTTAAATGTATTTGCTGCAAAAGGTGACCAAGGCGTTGACTGGGCGATTTATCAAGGCGAACAAGGTCGTTTTGGCTATGCGCATGATAAATTCGCTATTGCCCAGATTGGTGGCTACAATGCTAGTGGTATTTACGAGCAGTATACCTATAAAACGCAAGTAGCAAGTGCTATTGCCCAAGGCAAACGTGCGCATACCTACATTTGGTATGACACTTGGGGAAACATGGATATTGCGAAAACAACAATGGATTACTTCTTGCCGCGTATTCAAACGCCTAAAAATTCCATCGTTGCATTAGACTTTGAACATGGAGCGTTGGCTAGTGTTCCAGATGGATATGGAGGATATGTAAGTTCAGATGCCGAAAAAGCAGCAAATACAGAGACAATTTTGTACGGTATGCGCAGAATCAAACAGGCTGGCTATACTCCAATGTATTACAGCTATAAGCCATTTACACTAAATCATGTAAACTATCAACAAATCATCAAAGAGTTTCCTAATTCTTTATGGATTGCTGCGTATCCTATCGATGGTGTGTCACCATATCCATTGTATGCTTATTTCCCAAGCATGAATGGTATTGGCATTTGGCAATTCACATCCGCTTATATTGCAGGTGGTTTAGATGGTAACGTAGATTTAACAGGAATTACGGATAGTGGTTATACAGATACCAATAAACCAGAAACGGACACGCCAGCAACAGATGCAGGTGAAGAAATCGAAAAAACACCGAATTCTGATGTTAAAGTTGGTGATACCGTCAAAGTGAAATTTAATGTCGATGCTTGGGCAACTGGTGAAGCTATTCCGCAATGGGTAAAAGGAAACAGCTATAAAGTGCAAGAAGTAACTGGAAGCAGAGTATTGCTAGAAGGTATCTTGTCATGGATTAGTAAAGGCGATATTGAACTATTGCCAGATGCGGCAACTGTTCCTAATAAACAACCAGAAGCGACTCATGTGGTACGATACGGCGAAACATTATCAAGCATTGCTTATCAATACGGAACAAACTATCAAACGTTAACGGCATTAAATGGATTGACAAATCCAAATCTTATTTACCCTGGCCAAATTTTGAAAGTAAATGGATCAGTAATAAGCAACGTTTATACAGTTCAATACGGTGATAATTTATCTAGCATTGCAGCTAAACTTGGTACGACTTATCAAGCTTTAGCACAACGAAACGGGTTAGTTAACCCTAACTTGATTTATCCAGGGCAAACCTTAAACTATTGAAAAAAATTCTTGCCTGAAAGTAAAAATAATTGTATATTAGACATACAAT